CGCTACCCGAACCAAAGGCATTAAGACCCAAAGGAGTCCAAGTTGTATTAAACGCTTCGCTTTGCAACAAAACATTCTGCGCACTCGGCTCCACCAGCAACGCAGGGCAGCCAGCCGTTCCACCGCTCGTATAGTAATCCAAGCGAGGCACACCCGAAGCCACCGACTCAATCAAGCCAGCCGAATTGAATCGGGTCGCAGTCGTGGCACGGGTAACATTGAAGTCCCCCGATGAACCGAGAACAACCCCAGCCGAAGTCGTAGCGATTTGAGTGTAAAGTTTCCCCGTCTTAAATCGGGCAGGGACGATGAGGAGTGATGGGCTTGCAGGCATCTGCTATGCGTTTAAAAGATTATACATTCGTACTTCGAGGCAGTTAATGAAAGCGACCTCCGCAGCGTCAGCCGAGTCGGTGTTCGCCCGTTGCATAAACGGCTGCCAAGAGTTGGAATAAAAGACGAAAAAAGCGTAGGATTGGAAGGAGTTGAGGAATCGGGTTTGGAGGCATCCATTGACCGCAGCCTCGGCAGGCAAAGCCCCGTCAGCGTCTGCACGTTGGTTGAAGGCAAGCCAAAATGGATTGCCACCGCCAAGCAGTTGGTTTGTTGGATAGCCGTAGCCGTAACCTATCAGCATTGCTTACAGGAATGTAAAACCGATGACCGAACCCACCGAAGGCGTAACGGCAGTAATCTTGCCTCCGTTGCGACCGCTTATCACAATGCCAGCGGAAATAGAAGCCCCCGAAAAGTTGTAAGCGGTTAGCAGGTTCTCACTTCCAGTTCCTGTTAAAGTTGTGAAGGTCGCAGCGGTGTTGACTACAAGGAAGTCGTAGTTTTTCCCGGTAACGGTTCCATTGATAAACTCCATCGTACCGCCCTGTCCGAGCATTTGTTGCAATATGGGTGTAGGCATTTTTTAGCGTTTAATTGTAAATGTCTTTTAGGTTGGAATTTCACAAACCGAATGACCGAACGGAATCTCAAAGGTCATCGTCGCCTGCCAGCCTGCCGTGCGGTCATCTCGGCTCTCTACGAACCTCGTAAGGCTCACGCTGGATGAGAGGGTCCAGTCCTCGCTTGGGTCGTTTGTAAGGGCTGATATGAAGTCCTGCGCTACCTGCAACTGGTCGCTTAACACCTCGTCCTCGTTGTCCTGCCAACCCAGCGTAGGGCTTCCCGAAACCACTCCGCCCATCGGTTTGATGGATTCAACACGGTCAGAAAAGTAAACCCCAACCACCAAGTCCAAAGTACCAGCGTCAGTAGTTGCAGACTGAACGTCCGCAAAGACCAAAGGATAGACGATACGCTCACGACTTGGGGTTCGAAGATTTATCGTGTTGTCCGTGCCTACCGCAAGAGGGTCGCCCGTCCCGAAGGAGTTGACCTGAGGATGAGCATTTGCAAGGTCCAGCAGGGCCTGCTTGATTTTTATCCATGACATAAGTCTGAAGTTTCAGTATGTTTTTTTTATGCGCTCCCATCGTTAGCAGTCATTACACGCCCCGAATTGTCCGTAAGGGTAGGGGTAGTCCAAGTTGCTAATTCCCATCCTCCTGTTGCGGTCCAAGACCATCCCTGTGCGGTAGTTGGTTGCGTTCGGGTAGATGGTATCCAAAGCAGACGGAGGCGAGTTCCACAAGGGGTAGGAGTTGCGGTTCTCCATGAGGTATCGGGTAATGCGCTCGGAATACCACTCGGCATCGTTCTTGACCTTATCGGTCAGCCGGGTAATCTCTTCCATGCTCATTTGGGAACTTTCCTCGCTCGTTCTACGGACCATACCCTTGTTCATGTACTTGAACGCTAAGACCATTGGCAGTTCGTAGTAGAGCCACTGAATCATTGCGGGTTGGATGTAGTCCTCCAGCAGCGTTTGATTGAGTGCAGACGTTGAACCGCTGACCACCTGCGTAACCAATTCCCCATATAACGGAGAGCCAACGATGGGCTGAATCCGCATCTCTTGGACCTTGATGACCGTTGGACGGATTTGCGTGTAGGATACGTTCTCGTTGATGATGCTATTGTCCAGTAGCGTTTCTTCGCTTATGAATAGTGCCTTCATGCCTTCGTGATTTTATTGCCTTTACGGATTACCAACTGCTGCTCCCATACATGGCGACATTGTGGCCTGTTCACTCCGCTGGGCGTGTGATACCAACCGCCCCTGCGATTCCATACGGAGTAGCCCATTATCGCAGAAATCCCGTCGATGTCCTCACGGGTGTAAACCTTACCCTGCCCGGCCAAGTCAAGCATGACCTTGCAGAACTCACGGCTGGATCCTTTGTCCTTGTTGCTGAAACCCGTGGCCCATGCGTACTTGTAGCGAACTTCCAAGACTGGCTCGGCAACTTCCTTGACATTCTTGGGAAGGTTCTGCTCGGCAATGTTGTCCACGGCCCGGCTGATTGGGTAGCGGTCCTTGGTAATCAAGTAGGCGACTCGCTTGGCGACCTTGGCTTTGCTGACCCCAAACTCCTTTGCCATTTCTTCAACCGATGCGTCCCGGTTCTTCTTGCGATACGCTTCAATCTTGAGGTCCAATTCTTTTTCTTCTTCGCCCAGTTCGGCAAAGGCCAAGCGGATGTTTTCGTCGATGTTGGTGTCGAACCGCATCGGCTTGGAGTGCATCACATGGTAATCGTCTGCATGGCATCCGAACTTGCTTGCAACAACCTCCAAGACTTTGAACTCTTCCTCGCCCCATCCGTAGTCCTCGTCGTCATCGGGTTCGCTGAACTCTTGGGACTGCACTCCGAGCATCGTGTCAATCTCTTGGGCAGACAAACCGAAACCTGCTGACAACATGGTCCGAGCCATTTCAAGAGTGATTTTCTCCTGCATATACTGACGCACGATTCGCATCAGGTTTTGATACTCACGTCCCGATAGTTTCTTGATGTTGTCATTGCTCTGCAAGGCTTCCACGGCTTGCGGTTGCTCGTCGGGTTGGGGGTTAGGTCCAACCACATCGGCAGGCTTTTCCAAAGGTTGCAGGCCTGCCTTTTCCCGAAGTTCGTCTTGGGTCATTATCTGCAACAGGGCTTGCTCGCTTAGTCGCTCGGTAATCGGCTCAACAGGGATAAGTTCCATACCTTCCACGCCATTGAATGAGCCGAGGTAGTTAATCATCCGTTCCACTTTGCGGACCCGGTCGTTGACGTAGGTGGCTTTGAATAGTTCGTATGCCTCGACCAATTCGTTGCGACCACCCAATTGGCCTTCGGTCTTGACTCCGAAAAGCATGGGGTTGGTTACACGATGGGCGATAAAGATTTCTTGTTGGATAGCCTTGTTCAATATCTCGAACTGCTTGTCCATATCCGAAGGAGTCAGCGGTTCCAGCGTTGGGGCCTTGGCTGCATCGTCGTTGAAGGTTACAACAAAGCGACCAGCGTTATCGGTTCCTGAAAACTTGCGTTTGATTTGTCTCTCGATATCGCCCTGTTCTTCGGGGGTCGGGATGCCGTTGTTGAAGTTTATCAAGTAACCCCCCCAAAAGTTGTTGCGGAGGTTGTTGTTGTGGAAGTTCGCCACTTGCACGTCTGCCTCAATCCAAGCGTTCCCTCCGATGTATTCGGGGAGAGGATAGTGCTTCACGCCTGCTGCATAGACCCTGTAATAAAACAACTGCTTTCCGAGGCGGTTCTCCGGGTCGAATGCAGGGATTTTCTCGATGTCCCCTACCTTGGGAAACAACTGCATCATGTCGTCGTTGTACCAGTCAGCAACTTGGAACATCTTTTCTTCCTTGTCCACCCGGATTTTTTCGAACGGGACGTGTTCCATCTTCGCAATCGTCCCAAGTTTGGACCAAGTAACCGCAACCGCAAAGCCGTTGAAAATCTCTAAGTCCAAGACCAGTTTCTCCGTGATATCGTTCAGGTCCTCAGTGCTGGAAAGTCCGTCAAAAAACTTGATGAAGCGGGCCTGCTGCTCCACGGTCAAGTCATCCCCTGCCTGCCATCCTCCGCCCATGATGTAGTTGACCTTACCGTTCACGATAGCGTTGTGCTTGGACGACCTGCGATAGTTGTCAAGCAGGTAGTAGGGGTATTCATTCGCAAAGCCATAGGTGATGTACTTGCCGGAGCGGTTCTCCAGCATTACAGGGACCTTATGTTCTATCCCAAGCCATTGGGTGAAGTGTTGAGTAGATTTATTACTCATAGCGTGTGGATGGTAAATGAAAGGGCTGAAATCGTGATACTTGTACCGCTATCGATTGCGTTGATGTAGATGGTGAACTCATCGTTGACCGCACCCGTAACGTAGGCCTCCGTATAAATCGCATGGCCGTTCGTGTGAGCCGTTGTGATGTC